ATTTGAAATTATACACCATATATTCACCGCCGAGACATAACATGACTACAGTACATAAGGTTAAAAATGACGCTATAGATGATAAAGAATTCTTTAATGGTGAAATAAACGTCAAGTAAACCCTCCGATATTATATCTTTTTGCTAAATACTGTAATAACATAAATGGAGTTTTATTATGGCAAATATGGACCCTATTAGCGGTACACCTTTTTTTAACATAAAAACCGAAGGTCAGGAAATTCAAATAAGAATTGATAAAACCAGTCCTACAACTGGAAGAATTTCGTGGACCATACCAAATCCTCCAACCGGGTGTACGACCGATTCACAAAGCTATAATGGTATTGTCATAACATTAGATAATACACCAATAACACGCGCTAAAGAACCAAAAAATGGGGTTGTTTATTCTGCTGACCCTAATGCAGATACAAATTTGCACACTGGAGATAGATTAGACACAGCATTAGTAGTTGGGGCATTCTATGGTGATAAGACCACTACATATGTTGATATTTCGGGAATGTTATTAAATGGTTCGTATTATGTATCCGGCTTTGCGGTTGATAACGTTAACCGATATCACACGTCAGGTGTTCATACCTACGCTCTCCCATATGGAAATGACCCTGAGCCTGATTTAAATGGTTTTCAAGTTGTTAAAAATGGTGTTCAGGGAACTGACTTTACTGGCTTAGCTGCTGCAACTAATTACACGTTTACAATAGCCACAGATGGTGGAACTCCAGTAACAATTACCGTTAATGGAACAAATGCTTCAACATATGATGATTTAATAAACGAAATTAATAAACAAATAGCATTAATCGGTGGTCCATCTCAGAGTGGTAGTATACCAAATCTAAATGCATTTTATTGGGATGTTGACACACAAAAATTATATAAGTGGAATGGCTCACACCATATACTTGTTGATGTGTTGGTTGAACCATCTGACCCAAGCTTACCGGTGTTAAATGATTATTGGTATGAAAATGATACTGATACTGTTTATAAATGGGATGGGCTTGCGTGGGTTGTACAGAGTGTTATAAAATATAAAAAAGACCCAACCAATTTGGGATGTGATGATTATTGGTTCAATGGTATTAACGCATACAGATGGGATGGTGATGTTTGGTGTAAGAAAGTATTATACAATCAGGCAATAAACCCATCATTACCTCCAACTATGACGTGTCCAACATATTGGTATGATACTGCGAACAGTTTCTTATATGAATGGAGTTTTGAAAATACAGAATGGAATCATCTAAGTCCTATCGTATGGCCAACCGATCCCACTGCTATAGCAAACGGAACATATTGGTTTGATTTAACTACTAATGAATTGAAAATAAGAAATTCACCAAATTGGGATGTGGTTGTTGCATTTATTCAAACAACACAACCTACTGCACCAGCAGACGGTGCTTTATGGTTTAACACCGATACTGATGTATTAAAACAATATTCGAGTGTAGGAAATATATGGAATGTTGTTGCTGCTGTAGTTTGGGAAAAAGATCCAATTATTCCAACATCGTGTGATACGTGGTGGAACACAACATTGGACCAAGTAAATGTTTGGGATATTCTAACTAATACTTGGGTAGTTTCATCCAATTTCATACAAACTACTATTGACCCATCATTACCTACAGTGTTGGTAATAGACACGTTATGGTTTAACACTGTTAATAACAAATTATATTCATGGGATGGAACACAATTTGTTAGTGTTAGTTTTATTAACTATCCAACACAACCGGTAATACCAAGTGTTGGAGTTGTGTGGGAAAACACTATCACCCATATTTTTTCAGTATGGACTCCAACTTGGGTGGCAATTGACCCTAAACTATTTCCAACTAATCCATATGCACCAGTATCTGGTGATTTTTGGTATGATACAATAAATGATGTGTTGAACCGATATAATGGTATAAGTTGGGTTAGTATTTTATATTCTACTACATCATATACCCCAATAGTTGGAAGTAAATATTTTGATATTGGAACTCAGACATTAATGGAATGGGATGGAGTTTCGTGGGTGGCATCAGTATTGCCGGTTGTTGTAAGTATTGACGCTGACGGTAATTTGCGTTTTGATAGCGTAACTCTAGGAAGTGTCTCATATGTTGATTTAGTTGATGTTACTTTATTTGCAGCATTATCACCAACATCAACAATACAAATTTCAGTACGTGGTATTGATGGAGCGTCAGATGTGCCTTCTTATAGAGAAGAAGGTGTAGGAACAGATGGTAGTGATGATGAAAGAAGAGAGATAATGGAATTTATACGAGCTAAACTTGGAGGTTCTTTTGTTGATGTAGAATTGTCAAAGAATGATTTGAGCATAACAATAGACTTAGCATTAGAAACATTACGCCAAAAATCATCAATAGGCGTAAGAAAGCAATATTTTTTCATAACACTAACAAAAAATAATCAAGTATATAAACTAACGGACAAACGCGTTGGGTTAAATAAAATTGTAAACATTATGGCAATCCATAGAGCAAGAGCAGCATTAAACGGTTCTAATAGTATTTGGGACCAAGCTTTCATTCAACAATTATATCGTCAAGGTGCATATGATTTATCGAGTTATGCATTTATGAATGAATATATTGAAACACTGGAGCAGTTGTTTGCGGTTGGTATGCAATTTAGATGGCGGGAAGATTCAAGAGAATTGATAATAGAACAAAATATTGGTAGAAGTGAAAGAGTGATACTTGAAACTATGGCAGAACGCTCTGAACAAGATTTATTTAAAGATAGAACAACAAGACCATGGATTAAGAGATGGGCTTTAGCAGAAGCAAAAGAAATATTGGCTCAGGTACGTGGAAAGTTTGCAAGTTTACCAGGTGCAGGCGCTGGGATATCATTGAATGCGAGTGATTTGGCTAATGAAGCAGCAACTATGAAACAAGAATTGCTTCAGGAGATTGATGATTATGTCGTCAACTCTTTGGAAGATGTCGGTATGCATGGCTCAATGTTAATTGGCTAAAATAAAGGTAATAATATATGACATGTGAAACTAAACCATTTTGTGCAGATGCCGTAAGAGGATGCCCTTCACCTTGGGATATAAACCAAGATAAGGTTAATTGTTTGGCTGATTCTCTTGTTGCTGAAGCTCTTAATATTGCTGGTGCTCCTATAAATTTTTACAAATTATTAGGAATTCACGAACAAGGAAAGTTAATAGATTTAGTTGGACAGGGTTTGTCTATATCTGGTGGTGATAGTTCAATATATGTATCCCAAAATGCGTTCTTTAGTAATAACAAAGAATGGAGGTCTTTACAAAAAGGTACGAACGTTATATCAAACGCGTACATTGGTTATGATTTCGGCCCAGTTAAACTTGATAATGATAGACTTCGTTATGGGGTGGAAACTGCGATACGTCATCATATTACGACCATTGTAATAAAACAAGGAAGCCAATCAAAAAATAGATGTACCTCACTTAGAGTTGAACGTTCTGATGATGGAGTTAAGTGGTACGGTGTTGCCATTATAACATTACCGGATGATAATAAGTCACATCAACTTTCATTTAAACAATCAGCGGCTGCTAGATATTGGAGATTACGCCCTGTTTTGTTTAACGGTTCATCATCTGACTATTGGGCTGTTGTGTCTATTCAAATGATGGATTACGAAGCAACTACTGTTGGTAATATTCAAGATTTGATATTATTAGAAAATAGAACACGAGATTACGCAGACACACCAATAAAAATGAAATCACATTATGATTTATTGGATGTTCAAACAGAAATGTCTAAGTTTGGTTTAAACCTACCTTCTCAAATATTTTTCATGACCGTGCATTTTGGTACTTGCGTAACGTTATTGGGCAGACCTGTAGTTATGGGGGATATTATTGAAATGCCTTCTGAAGTTCAATATGATAGAAATATGCAACCAGTTAAAAAACTGATGGAAGTTACGGATGTAGGTTGGTCAACAGAAGGATATACTCCAGGTTGGAAACCAACGATGCTTCGTTTGATTCTACAACCAGCTATGTCATCCGAAGAAACACAAGACTTGTTTGGTGACTTGACACGTACTATTTCACCTAGTGGATTATTGGAAATAGATGATTCAAAATATCAAAGTTTCTTAGATTCTAATGATGCAATTGGTGCTGATGCTAAAACACAAGTTCCAGAACGAGGGGAAGATATTGCAAACATTGCAAATATCCCCAATGCTCAAGTTACACAGCAACAGATAGATAATGCCGCCAATACTGGCATAAACATAAAAGAAAAATTAAACATAAACCCAAAGTCGATTTATGTAGAAGATGCTATGCCTCCAAATGGAGAACCATATACCGAAGGCCCACAATCACCAACAAACCCAAAAAATGGTGACTGGCATAGGCTTACTTATGTCGGAACTGCGGCTGGCGTACCAACAAGATTGGAGAGATGGTCATCTGTTAAAAACCGTTGGATGTGGGTTGAAACCGATAAACGTGCGCAATTTGATGGAACTAAGCCAACAATTGAAAAGATTCTTAAAGATAAAGATGGAGTACCAACCAGTAAGGTTGACAAATAAAGGATGATATTATGGCAATAGAAACATATTATTACGATCAGCAGATAAAAAGATACATAATTCAGTGTATGGCTGTTTTCAAAGGATTGCAAGTATCAGTAGGTAAAAATGATGTAGCTGATGAGAGATTGATAGAAGTGCCAATTCATTATGGTTCTAATGACCGTGTTGTACAACATATCATTGGTGGTAATACACAAAACAAACCTATTAGGTTGCCAACTATGAGTATGTATATGACTGATTTGTCTGTTGATGGTAAATTAATGAAAGGCAAAGGCACCCAGCGTGCTATAACCTATTTACCACGAGGTGGAAGCATTCCTGATGATTTGACGGTGGTTCATCAATATATGCCAATCCCTTATAGAATGGGGGTAGAGTTAGCAATTTTCTCAAGTAATCAAGAACAACATTTTCAGATATTGGAACAAATATTAATGCTGTTTGACCCAACATTGCAGTTGCAAACATCTGACGCCGATTTTGATTGGACGAAAATAACAACAATAACCTTAGAACACATTAGGTTAGAAGAGAATTATCCTGCTGGTGCAGATAGAAGAATAATTCAGACAACTATGGATTTTACGTTGCCTGTATACATAGCACCGCCAACAGTCCTTAAAAAAGAAATCGTTAACAAAATAATGTATAGAATCAGTACTATAAATTACACTGATACTATCGAGGATATTGTTGCTGAATTTGATTCACAAAATATAGCATACGAAACCTTGTTTGATGTTAAAAAAGATATTAATGGGGAATAACCATAAAATAACTAAAAAAACAATGCATAAGCAATAAATATATTAAAGGAAATATCTTTTAAAGAATTAAAGCAAAAAGGAGTTTAACATGCCATTAATTAGCCCAGGAATTTCGGTGCAAATCACAGATGAAAGTTTTTTCATCCCTGCAGCCGCAACAACAGTTCCATTATTTTTCATTGCAACCGCTGAAAACAAACTTCAGCAAAATGCCGCCAACGCTGTTGGTACCCAAGAATATGGGGTTGTTCGTACCGTAACATCATTAACACAAAGTTTGGCGTTATATGGTGTTCCTAAATTTTATGAAGACACACAAGGTCGTCCTCACCATGGCGATGCACGTAATGAATATGGTTTGTTGGCGTTAAACTCTTATTTGGGTTTAGGTAACTTGGCATACGTAGTTCGCGCCAATGTTAACCTAAATGATAATCTTGCTGATATTCGTGCTGCTTGGGTTAGTGAAATGACCACTGCTGCATTGACACTAGAAGGATTGATTACTTCGTTTATTGATGAATATAACGTTTCTAACGGATATATTCAATCTAACGTAAATTTCAAAACTAATGTTACCGCAAGTGAATTGATTTCCTTGGCACAACAAGTAACTGCTGATGTTTGGACTAAGTTTACTTTTAGAAATTTGAAAGCTGATTTCTTTGATGATAACACCGTACCTGCTGCATCAACTGCAGGTTACCAAGTTGCAAATTTTGGTGGAACCGCTTCTGGCGCTACCCTTTTGGGATTGGCCAACGGTACATATACTGCTTCAATTTCAGTTGATGGAACTGCTCACCCAGTTAGCTTTGTTGTAACAGGTGGTGAATCTTTCAACATATTGGTTGCAGCATTGCAAGCAGCGGTTGGTGCAACTGCCACCGTAGCCATTGTTTCCGGTAATATCAAAGTTACAAGCGCAACTTTAAGTGCGGCTTCATCAGTATCGATAATAGATGCTACATTATTCTCATCTTTGGTAAGTGTTGGTTTTGCTTCAATGAACGTAGCCATCGCTGGAACATCTGCTGATGCGTTAATGCCAGTATTTGCCAATGGTTACACCGTAGCAAAAACAGATGATTTTTACGGTTTTATAGGTATGGTTAATGATTGCGTAACACAACTATTCTGCCCAACAGTTGCGAATAAGTTCACACCAGCTGAAGGTCGCGATGTATTAGAAGCAGCTGCTGATCTATTCCAATTTACTGTTGAATTTTTGAATTTGACAAGCCTTGGTGCTAATGATGCAGCACGCCGTGTTGCTATTGTTACAGCTCTTCAAGCTGCTGTAACATCAAACACTGATGTTCGTACAGACGCCATCGAATTTAACTTAATCTTATGCCCAGGATATCCAGAAGTTGCAGATGAATTAAACACATTATCGATTGATGCTAAGGAAGAAGCAATGGTTATTGCTGACATCCCAATGAACTTGAATCCTGATGATGTAGTAACGTGGGCAGATACTAACACCCAACGTCAACATGGTTCAAATATCACATATTACTATCCTCATCCTTTGATGACAAACATTGACGGCAAAACTGTATTGGGTTCTTCAAGTGGTACCGCACTTCGCACCATGACTTACAGTGATAACGTTAGTGAAGTATGGTTTGCACCTGCTGGAACACAACGTGGACGTGTTACTGACGCTGTTGCTATGGGATATGTTACCGGAACATTGGGAACACCCACAAACTTTGCAGAAGCTTCATTAACACAAGGTCAAAAAGACAATTTGTACAAATATTTCACAAACCTAAATCCAATTACCTTTTTACCAGGTCGTGGAATATTGGTTATGGGCCAAAAAACATCAGCTGGTGTTGCAAGTGCTCGTGACAGAATTAATGTTGAAAGAATGTTGATGTATGTTCGTCGTCAACTTCGTAAGAATACATTGGCGTTCTTGTTTCAACCTAACGATGCAATTACTCGTGCTAATTTAAAAGCGATGGTAGATGGTTTCTTAAATGATATTTTGACAAAACGCGGTTTGTATGATTACGCAACACTTTGTGATGAGTCGAACAATACACCTGATAGAATCGACCGTAACGAATTGTATATTGACATTGCGCTAAAACCAGTTAAGGCAGTGGAATTTTTGTATATTCCAATTCGTGTAGTAGCTACTGGAGCAAGTATTTAAAGAAGTTTTATAAATAGATATATAAGAAACTAAGGAGATAGATAATGTCAACAATTGCAGATTTCGGTATACCTGAGATTTTAACCGGTGGTTTACTCCAACCAAGGTTGAAAGATCGTTGGAGAGTAACATTCCAAGGAATGGGTGGCGGTACTAACGCCAATCCTGTTTCTGTTATGGCTACAACAATAACATTGCCAACTATTAACTTTGAAGAAATTGAAATTCATCGTTATAATTCAAGGGCTTGGATTGCTGGTAAACATAATTATGACCCTATTACATTAACATTTGAAGATGATGTTCGTGGTGAGGCTCATAAAGTTATACAAGAACAATCCCAAAAACAAAAATGGCTAACAGGTGCCGAAGGCGCATTTTTGGGCGCAGCTCCTGAAGGTGCTCTTTATAAATTTGTTACCGTAATTGATTTGCTCGATGGTATGCAACAAGTTACTGATAAATGGATTTTGGAAGGCTGCTGGTTTACAAGCATTCAAGCGGGTGAATTGGATTATTCAGCTAACGAAGCATTGGTTGTTACTACAACTATCAGATTTGATAATCCACGTCATGAAATTGGTGGATACACAGCTGGTAAGGGTGTTGCAACTGGTGGTCCCGGTACTACAGTAGCATAATAATATATAGACACGGCTGGTTTCTCCAAGGAAGGGTAACACACAAGGACGTGTTTTTAATTTAAGAATGGCTCATTTATATGAGCCATTTTTTTATCTGTGTGTTTTAGATAAATAAGTTAAAGACTAAGAGGATTATAAATGGCTTTACCAAGTTTACCAAATTCAAAGTTAGGTAATGGTTTATTAAAACAATTATCTAACATAATAAGTCCACCACAATCATCTAATGAATTAACACAGGGCGACTTTCAGATTGGGCCGTGTGACCCCCCAGTTGGCCAAAAAACTGGAGCGTTTGACCTTTTGAAAAAGGTATCTGGTATTGATATCCATAATAAGACTTTTGATAAACTTAGAACTATATCTAAAATATCTGATTCTGGTAAAACAGGAACAATTGTTGGCGATGGTGTAAATTGGGTGTTTGGTAAAATGAATTGGCCATTGCCTGACCAAGCTGGTAGTGTTGTTAAAAATTTCAACCCACAGGTTGTTAATTCTGCAATAGGTGCAAGTAAAGAAATTGCATCTAAAGTAAAACAAAAGAATTTTAAATTTTCTGATGTTCCTAATTATGTTGAAAGAATGGGAAACTTTGATGCATTGTTGGGTGGTATATTTACATCTGATAAAGTTGACAAACGAGAAAAACAATGCGAAACCATAGATTATGCTTTAGATTTTGCTA